AACCTCGGATTGTGTGCGAGGTGTTTCTTCTGGGTCAGGCGTTTCTGCTGCTTCGATTTCAGCTTGCTGTGCAGCTACTTCTTGCTGACGACGCAATAGATCTTGCAGAGCATCTTGCTGTCGCTGATGTTCTTCTTGTTCGTCAGGTGTGTATTGAAAGTCGTTCTCTAGGGGATCCATTTAATAACGTGGGTAAGACCCTCCCCGTAGAGAGGGTTATAGATTTGTACTTCCCCACCGGATCAGAGCATCTGCATCAGTCCAGCGGTCTCCTGTGTATTTCTTGTTCCACTTGATGTATTGCCAGGTTGCCTCTTGGAGATCAAGTGGATTGGCGTTTGCATTCTTAAAAACTCTGTACTGTTTTGGGTAAGAGTTTTTTAGTTCATGGATGATATATTTGAGTTGCTCCATTTCGCTGACCTGTTCTACAGGCTTACCGAAATAGGCTTCAATACGCCCAAGTCTTGCAGAATTGCCAGGAAATGCAGCCCATGAAAGAAGGCCACCATTAGCTGTGGAATCATCACCAGGAACATTGACTCTCCATTTTTTCCTATTGCCGTCCCAAGCACTTTCATGCTTGATAGCAGATGAAAGATAGGCTGCACTCCGTAGAGGCAGGTCTAATGACATAAGGGCTTGCATACCTTGCTTGGCATCGAGGATGTTTCCACCTTCAGGTACAACAGCTTGCACTTCAGTGGGATCCACTCGGTTAAGAGGCGGTAGACCGTACTTGTATCGCTGACCTTCAATGAACTCCCGTGGGGTCATACCAAGAGCAGCTGCCCATTCTTTTGTACGTTGTGAAACCTCTTGACCACTTAGGCTCTTGCGAGAGTCAGAAACCACAAGTGATTCAGAAATAATTTCATCAACAACAGGGTCAAATTGCGCAATACTAATTCCAGCTTTTTTTGTAGCGTCATGAACTGTAAGACCAGTTACGCGCTGAATACCAGCAGAAACTGTGTATTCTTGTAATCCTTCAGCATTACTACCATCAACACCAAACTCAAAGGTTTGATCACCTTTATATGTAATTTGATATTTTGGATTCTTCATGAGGTATTTGGCCTCACGATCCATAAGCTGCTGAAATTCTTCGGACTCCATTTCCAGATCAGGATTTGATCGGAGAACAGAAACCATACGCCGACCTAACTCAATATCAAAACGTTTACCGACTTGTCGGATTTTTGTTTTGACATCGGCAGGAAGTTTGAGATACGTGCCAGAAAACGGCTTGCCCTCACTCGTTACGATACTTTCTTGAATAACATTGGAAGGATTGTAAAAAGCAATACCATCCTCAATTTTCTTTTTGGTTCTAGCGTCAGGAAGACGTTTGTGATGAGTATTGTAAAACTGCTCAGAAATAATTCCCTTACTTCTCAGATCACGGAAGTCTTGGAGGGTTGGCTCGTTTGCAGTGCCAAAGCGGCGAAGCAAGTCAGTTTCAGCATCTTTGCTGTAGTTGTAACCATGTTGGACAAGATTATCAGCTAGTCGCCTGGACTCTTTTGTGTTGAGGCTTCGCAACCTTGCTTCGAGTTGTTGAAGCATTTGCGGTGTACGCTCCTCAGCAGCCCAGTACTGTTCGTAGGCTTGCTCGGCTTGGATGTTGCGATCAGTCTTATCGTTTCTGAAAAGGGTTCGGTTTTTGTCTTGGGCAGCGGCGATTTGGTCGTCGATGTATTTACCGAACTCAGAACCGAGAGTAATGTTAGGGGTAGCAGGATTGGGTGCATGGCCTTTAAGTTTTTCCAGGCCAGCTACATCTCCTTTATTCACAAGCTCTTTGGCAACCTTTACCAAAGTGCTATAAGTAGATGTACGGCCTTGTCGTCCGCCAAAGTTGCTTAAGGTGTTCTCTGTATTTGCTTCATTAAAAGCTTGCCCATATTGTTCAGGTGCAGAGTGGACACCTAGACCAGCAAATGCTGTGGCAATGTTTTGATCAGCTTTAGCTGTTCGTGCTGCAGAGATTTCATTGGCAGCTTTAGTTGCTACTGCATTGAGAACTCCGGTAGCAACATCAACGGCATACTGTGAGAAGTTGTTAGCAACAAAATCAGGATCACTCAAAGCCATCTGAGTCAAGCCTGATTTATCAGCAAACTTGCCCATGATGTTTTGAATATCCTGCAAACCTTGGGCACCAGGACGAATCAACCCCCGTGCTGCAGCTTCCTCCAGCAAAGGTTTGAACATCATCTTTGCTGCGAACACGTCACCGCGTCCATCAATAATTTGACCCCAAAGAGATAAAGACTCGATTTGCTCTGCTTGATAGCTAGCAATCGGTGTCCCTTCTTGCCGTGTTTCCTCAGCAATCTTGCCAAGCTCAACCACCTCAGCTTTCATACCTTCCTGCAAAGGTAGGGTTTTTGGCTGGGGTGCAGGAGCACTTGGATCAAGTGGGAGGGTTTTTACTTCGGGTCCACCAGGAGCACTAGGAGAGCCAAAGAGGTTGCCCAAGCCAGCTTTGTTGAGAGCAGCAATACGTTGCTCTCTTTGCTGTTTTTGTTTGTCAGCTTCCTCTGCAGCTTGCAGTTGTTGATCATATTGGATATATGACCCAGCAAAGCTCAGCATGCCTTGAATGGCGTTGCCAATAACTTGACGCCTTGCGTTGCTTACAGAATGCTTAGCTTGCAGATGAGCTGACTGCAAAGCCATCAATCCCTGTTCGTGGGTGATGTCTTGCTGCAAAGACTGCTGATCAAACAGCTGTGTTCTTGCTAGGGCATTTTGTTCAACACCTTGATCCAGCTGTAGCTGACCACGATCAGCCTGCTGTTGTGCCTGAAGTTCAATGTTTTCCTTAGCTTGCTCACGCTGCAGGTCGGCGGCCATAGCCTTACCGTCTTGCAGAATGGCATTCTTGTATTGTATGATTCGACGTTCGTCGTTTGCTGCCTGTTGGGGGTTGAACTTAATAGATTTAGCAGAACCCTTATAAGATACTTCGGCAGGTTTTCCTTTATAAATTCGTGCCATTAAGCTGTACCGAAGGCAGGTTGGTTATAGGGGTCAACAAAGTTTGGAGCATCAGGAAGTTCCGGCATGAATGGATCCTGAGGTTCCATGATCCGATTATTTTCTGCACGTTGGTTTGCACCCAATGCTTGCAGGAAGCCTTGATCCATTGAGAGCAAGGATTGCTCCATAGTGCTGTTCATGGTCGCATCAGCCTGAGCTTGTGCGAACCCTGCTTGCCGCTCAACATCGTTCAACAGCAAACCAACAGACTGACCAGTTCTACCGGCTGCAAGGATTGAACCCTTTGCACCAATAGACTTAGCGAGAGCTGCCTGAGAAGCAAAGGCTGCTTTCTTTTTAGCCTCAGTGATCTTCGTCTGTTCTTGCTGATAGATCTTGTTAGCAGCTTCATTGTTGAAGCGTTTCTGTTGTTCAGTGTTCTCTTTGGAACGTTGAGCATTCAAACGATCAGCTGCATAACGAGCTTGAATCAATGCTCGCTCTTGTTCAACCTGACGGCGTTGCTGATTGTATTGGTTGGCAATGTTGATGTTTGCCTGCTGTACTTGTAAGTTGTATTGTTCTTGCTGCTGACGTTGAGCCAAGATCATGCTCTGACGCTGCTGATCCTGAGCTTGGATCATTTGCATGCGTTGCATTTCTTGATTGCGCTGCTGTTGCTGCGCTTGCATATTCAAGCTTGCTTGAGCTTGAGCTGCTTGAGCCTGGGCACTCATGATGCCCATAGCTGTAGAAGTCACAAACGTGGCAGCACTGATTGCGAGGGTTGCCGTAGCCGTTTGTGCTGCCGTTAGACCTGCTGCGGGTAGGCACATAGTTTTACAATTTCAAAGTAGGGGAGCAGTTCAGGCCCCATGGGTACTGTTCGAAGAGCCTTAAAACCCAAGTGTTTCAAGAGTTTGTGATGTACGTGGTTCCTGGCATCAGCTAGGTTCCACAGCATTTGATAGTGCTGCTCAACTTCTTTGAGCCACGCCTTAGCACCCCGTACAAACGTGATGGGTTTAGTTGTAATAAGAGGAGTGCATAGCATCCAGATCTGGCCTTCTGTGGGGCTTAGGCGGACGACACCAGCCATGCCTGCAGGTGAACCATCTACATCATGAAAATAAGTAGCATGTTCACTTATCAGGACACCGAAGGGAGCATGGAGTAGTGGATACCCCATGCCTTGTACCTCGGCTTTATCTTCTGGTCGCATGTCCTTAAGCACCCGCAAAGCATCACCAAAGGATGCTGGGCGGTGGTAAGTCATGTAAGTGTGGAGATTCCGCGATTGTTGTAGTGACCTTCCCAGCGGTAGCTGGTGATCGATGCGGGTAGTGGATCAGGTGTTTTGATAGTCAGCTCAGCGAAGTCACCACGGCAATACACAGGAATCTGTTTGCTGGTAATTTCGTCAATAGCTGCGGCGTTTGCTAGATAAATATCAGCGGTGGTCACGTCAAGGTCAACAGACTTTAGATCGTAACCTTTGCGATCAATATCAACGGTGTAGCGACCTGAGTAATACAGGTCGAGGTAAACGTTTTCAACCATAGGAATGTTCTTACGGTCTGCCCTTTTTTCTTGTTTGACAAAGAAACTAGGAAGGACAACCTTCATCGTATAGTCAATGCCAAGAATAAAATCTTGATCGGCTAGATCTGTATCAATAGTGATAAAGCTGCCAGTTGAATCAGACTCAATTGTAGGGCTTCGGTATAGAGTACTGTTACCATCCAGCGTCAAAATAACGGTAGGTTGCATGTCTGCAACATAAGATCCAGCTGGGAAACGAATAATACTTTTACCAGCGGTTGAAGAGGCTGCGACAGTAGTCTGTGTTTTGAAAAGACTGTGGTCGAGTCGAGGCGCAAACTTACTGCCAAAGGCTGTAATGGGTGAAGTACGGGGATCATCCAACATCTCCATTTTCAACAGCACATGGGACGTACCGTTGCGGCAAACAAAGTATCCTGTGTCATGGTCATAGGCGACCATTTCGACAGGGCTAGGCATGATCCATTTAGACCATCCAGCCAAGCTTCGTTCGTTACCAGTATTAAAAAACTTAAATGTGTAGAGAGTTTTAGAGCCGTCGCCAAAAATACACAGGCTGTTGTTGGGGCTAGACGCTGCAAGCGTTAGGCCGGGTGGGATGTACTCAGGAACAATGCGTGTGTTTTCACTGACGACAGGACGGTTGTCCACAGAGTCCACAGCCATCTCATAGACCTTTGTAAAGGTGTCAGCCTCAGTGCTGAACAGGATGGACACACCCGTTTCAAGAGGTGCAATGTCACTGCTATAGCTGTACTGAGAAAGCTCTTTCATTGTCACAGTAGAAGGACCGAAAGATGTCTCTGTTGTTGACAACAAGAACTGACTATTTTCAGCAAACAACAGCAAACCTTTAGGCGTACCTAGTGCAGCCTTCAATGATGCTGGCTTAGTGCTGCTAGCTGCCATATCAATAGGGTCAGCATCACTAACAGCAATAGCCGAAGACACAAAAAAATTGAAGAAATCACCTGGTTGACTGAGAACAATGGTATCGCTTGACAGGAAACCAAGGCGGTTCATATAGAACACCATACCCTTAATAGGCTGTCCTACAAATGATGGATCTGGATTGCTATTGGTATCACCAACTTCACGGGGTGCCCAGCTCAATTCATCACTGTATGTAGACGACAACTGACGAACAGTGAACGTCCCATCTGCCTCTCGAATTAAGGCGTGTGGCATTGTTGCTGGGTTTAGATCAGTAGCGATGCCTGGCTTGTGTGTTTCTTCCCATGCACCTTGTCCAGGAATCTCTCCTGAAGCAGGTACAAACTTGACATAGTAATCGTCAGCGTCTGATTCAGATGAGTTACGGACAAGCAAGTTGACGCCTTTAATACATTGGTTAGGCAGCAGGCTCACATCATTAACAGAGCCTTTAATGCCGTACAAAGCGTTGTTAGTTGTACCACCCTTGGTTTGGATATTAAAATCTCTACCATCGGATCTACGAACAACGATGACGTTACCAACAGGGGTGGCTGTATATCCCGATAATGCTTGGATAGAGCTTGTTAGTGATGAAACAATCAGGTTGACATCTAGTGTTCCTGATGTGGCATTAGCTGGAGTTGTGTAAGTTGCACTAGCCTCTGATGCATAGCTGTAGCCAAAGGTTTCATCCTCAACAGTAACTGTGTAGGCTTGGCCTTGGACAGTAACGCTTACAGAATCGCCTCTACGCCAGCCTGATCCTCCATTGGTAAGAGTGACGCGAGAAGCATAGACACTTTTGTAGCTGTAATTGTTGGTGCTCTGACCTTGCTGAACGTTTGTAATTTTTACAGTGGCACCAACAACCGAGCCAGAAGGATAAATAGGTCCACCAGGCCAACGTTCTAAATCTGATGTAAGTGTCTCAGTATCAGTAATCAGTGTGCCTTCTTCCCAATCTGCATTGCCAGTCGTTGTGTAGTTGACAATAGTTGCTGAACTCGGCGTAAACTTTTTCTTTCCTTCAAGGTTTGGGTTTTCATCAACCCGAACTTCCATACGGATAGTAATAGACCCGGCAGATGTTGTTTTGGTAAAGTTATGATATATGTAGGAGCCTATTGCAAAGTTTTCAACAGAGCCCCTTTTTCGGGTGAAGTAACCCTGCAACGCATAGTCAAAGTCTTGACCAATTCTGTCTGCACTAATGTTTTCAACACTAACTGGAAAGAAAACCCCAGGCACTTCTTCAGTAACTAGTGTTGGGCTGCAGGTGGTTGTGACCGTAAATCCTAAACCTGTCTTAGATCCAGACGTTTCATTAAACGATTGTGAACCTGCTTTTGCACAGTTACCATTAGCAGTGTCTTCAAAAGATCCTGGGCTTACAGAAAGCTTGCTAGCCCTGTAAACCTTTTGCTGCTGTGTCTGTTGACCATCCTTTAGAAAATCAACTGAGTACTGAGTATTGTATGCAACTTGGTTGACAACAATCAATGCCTCAGGATCAGCCTCATCGTCTGATGCGGAGTCCATAGTCACATTCTTCTCAGTGTTGCAGAGAAGCGTGTAGTCATTGATGGTCAGCGGTTGGATGTTTTTAGGGTCAGAGACCTTGAGATATTCACCGGCAGAGGAGGCAATGTTGACCGTCTGCTCAACTCCAGTGTCAGCATCCCAGACACGAATGCTGGTAGATCCACCACTGGTGTAGATGGCAGTGACGTAGCGCTCAGTGCCGTTGCGAAAGATGTTGAACCACTTGGCACCAGCAGGAACGTTGGTTGCCAGCTCTCCTACGAACTGGGTCGGGGGACGCTTACGGCAGCCAAAGGTGGGATCTAGTAATACGTTTTCTGCTTCCTTTACCTGACCCGGCAGCATGAGCGGGGCCGGCTGTTGACTTACCCCACCCAGCAGGTTAGGTACAACTTGTGAGATGGCTGCCATTGGCGTTAGCGGTTAAATACGTTGACTGGTAGATATGCGGATCGCGAGTATTCCGAACCACCTTCGTAGTCCTGGAACACGGTGTAGTCAGCTTGCTGCGTATCGTATTCGAGTAACGTAGCGCGAGCGATGGTCTCTTCACGTTGGCCAAAGGTGACGGCCTCCTGTGAACCGACGCTCCGCCCAGCAAAGACGTTGGCTGCACGGATTGTGATGTAGTTCTTAAATGCCTCAGGCAGATCGACAAAGTCAAACAGCCAGGTTACATCTAAATCAACCGCCTCACTGAATGTGTACGAGTGCTTGACTCGATCATAAAGTTTGCCGCCACGGATGACGGTCTGCTTTGCCGAGCCTGATTTGGTATCGAGTGAAAGAACGTTGTCAGGGATGACAATTTGGTTATTACTATCCGGGGTGAATGGATAATGTCTTTCAGTATTAAACTCCCAGCCTTCTGCCAACACAGCGCGTGTGACTTCGTCCAGGATCTGTTCGGCCATCTCGACGAGAGGGTTACCTGACTCCAGATTTGTGACAGGAGCCTG